CACATTTAGCAAAGTTCTGAACTGTAGTGGTAGTTGTTGTAGTTGGAGCTACAGTTGTAGTTGATGTACTTGTAGAAGTACTAGTTGACGTACTTGTACTGGTCGAAGTGCTAGTACTAGTAGAGGTACTTGTAGAAGTAGATGTTGAAGTACTAGTAGATGTTGATGTTGTTGTTGGTGCAACTGTACTTGTAGTAGTAGTTGTTGGTGCTGCAGTGGTTGTGGTGGTAGTAGTTGGTGCTAGTGTTGTTGTAGAAGTAGATGTACTTGTTGAAGTGCTTGTACTTGTACTTGTACTAGTAGTTGTGAATGGAGGTACACAAACATCTGTATTGTCAACAACTCCACCTATCACATTATAGATGGTGATACCATCTGAATACCATCCATCAGGCGCAGCTGTAGTTAATGAAGAATCAAGAAACAATTCACAACCTATTCCAAAACTAATATAGCATGGTTGTGTAGTATAATAGTTTTTACAATTTATAAGATCTGGACAAGCTAACTGAGCCTCTACAGCATCATATCCAAGACATAGTGCATAGAAAGGAACATTAACATCAATAAAATTTGTACAAAGATCATTCACTGATAATATTCTTATTACAGTTGTACCATTTGGTACTAATGTAGATGTATATCCTGCTAGAAGATTTGCCTTAAATACATTTATTTCAAAAGGAGTTACAAAACCAGTTGCATCAGAATACAAATAAAAAGGGCCTGTATCAGCACCAGCAGTTGTTAAAGTTATTGTTACTATCATTTATATTTTGATTTTAAAATTGTATCCATGTAGTTCCATTCCAATATTCCATTTGAGCAGCATCGAGATTATATCCCATCTCTCCAGGTTCAGGAGAAAGGGGTCTTCCTACGTTTACCACTTCAGAACCATTTGTCCAAGTTGTAGGATTTGTTCCTGGTCCAGCAATAAATGTAAATCCTGTAGTGTTAGATTGTCCCCAAAGAATACGATCTACAAGATTTGAGAAATCATCACCTGTTTCAAATTGTGTAATTATATATTTTGCTCCAGCATCAAATGTTTGCCCACCTGTACTAACCCATCCTGTGTCACTCCATTGTGGAGGAAGCACACCTCTTTGTCCTGCTCTTGCATCATGTCCATCTCTAGATTTAATAAATCCACTTCTCATTACATGGAAGGCATTAAGTCTTTCTGCAGGATTAAGTCCTGATTGTGTACCATTACCAACGCTAAATACAGGATAGGAGGCATCTGCAAATTCAAATGCATAATCTATTGCATTTACATTATTGAACTGACCTGTTTGTAATGTTCCTATGTTTCCTGCTGGAATTCTAAGATCATATCCTATAGAATGAGAGTGTGTACCATTTACAATGTTTGTTATACCAAGAGCTCCTGAACCACCTGTAGTCACCTGGTTAGTCTCACCTATTGCATAGCTATTTGATCCTGCAGATATAGTGTTAGTGTTTCCTGCAATGAATCCATAAAATCCAGATCCTGAAAGAGTATTGTTTCTACCAATAGCCATTCCATATTTCTGTGTAGGAAGAGCATTGTCACCTAATTGCATAAATTCAAAATAGGTGTCTAGGTTTCTTCCTTCTAATGTAAATGTTGAAACTTTTGTAGCAGAGGAATCAGATAGAGTTATATTAAACCCAGCAAGGTCTACTGATGTATTTTGAACTAAAGGTCCTCCTAATTGTATATTGTTTATTGTTTTTGTAAGACCATTGTTAGCAGTGATAACTACTGGTGCTGGTACAATCAATGCTGCAAGAGCTGTTGTAGAAATTCTTCTTACTACACCTGCTGTTGTTTCTGTAACAACAAAATCAGGAACAGCATCTGTCTGAAGCCCAGCTAAAATTAATGTGTTTGTAGCATCTGTAGTTACAGTGGTTGGTATAACTAATGGACCACCCATTTGAATATTTCCTGAATTAAGTCTAAGACCATTATTTACAGGAATTGTAGAAGTAATACTTGAAACTGTTGTTCTTCTAATTGCACCAGAGGTTGTCTGAGAAAGTATATACGCTGGAGCTGTGTCATTCGCCAATCCTAATAAGGATAGTGTATTTGCAAAACTTGTTGTAATGCTAGTTTGTTGAATAAGTGCTCCACCAAGTTGAATATTATTTGCAGTTTTTGTCAATCCATTATCTGCTGTTACAGAAAGAGCTGGAGGATTACAAACAATAGCATCCATCTTCTGAAGAGCTAATGTTACTGTATCACAAGGATTTATTCCTGAACAAGGAAGATTAGGTCCTGTATAGAATACAGCATCTGTACCAAGCTTTGTTGTAACGCATGGATCAAGATTACAGCCTCCTGTTAATCCTCCTGTTGTATGTATTGTGCTAGTATAGCAAGGTGTACCTGGTAAACAAGACATTTATATTAAGTTTATAAATTAAGGAATATACATTATATAATAAGCAGCAATTGCTGGTTGATTGTTAGCATGTGGTAAACTACCTCCAAATGGAGCAACATTAATATCTGCTACAAGATCTATAGAACTTGTTTTTCCAAATGAAGGAACTGTGTTTCCTGTAGAAGCTTGATAACTAGTGTCATTTCCTGCATTAAGTGCTTGTGCTGTATAAGTCGTTGGAGAAGAAAATCCAGGTGTACTAGTTACCTGACTACTAAACATATAATGTTCGTGTGGGTTTGGAGTTATTTGAGCTGTAGCACTGTGAGTATGACTTGGTAGTTGATTAGAGTTTAATGTAACACTATTACTTCCTACAATTGGACTATTAACTGCATAGTTTGGATTGAAAGGAGAAGACGCAGGATTGGTTGCTGATGGAAGAGGTCCACCAGGAACACTTACTATAGCACCTACAGCAACAACACCTCTTCTATCAGGGGTGCCATTTAATCCATTACATAAATAAATATTAATCCAATCTCCTGTACCTGCGCCTGTAGGACTAAAGTTTGTCAATGATCCATAATATTCATATGCAACAAATGGAACCATCTTTTGATTAACTAATGAGTTTGTTGGAAGGTTTGCTAAATAAGTTGCAATAAGTTCATCAAGATCAGCAAGAAGAACATAGTTTGTTTCTACATTAAGAATAAACGCACACAACGCATCCATCACTGCCTGAAGAACAGCATGTGTTCCAGAAGTAGAAGTTACACCTGTTACACAGTCACCTATAGTGTATGGTCCATTGAGCGTAGCTAATTGTGCATTAATTGCATTTATTGATGCAAGGTTTGTTGTCACTTGTGTTTGAAGATTACAAGCAGCTTGTATAAGAGCTGTAAGAACATTTGTAACTGTAAGATCTTCGCACGTAGGAAGATATTGTTGTACAAGATTACATATAATAGTGGGACTAATTGTAGGTTTAATTCCTGATCCATCTAATGTTGATGTGAGGAATGTTATAAGAGCTTGCTCTACGTATGATAGAGAGTCTCCATTTTGAATTCCAAGAACAGGAATATCTATTCCTGTATATCTAACGCATTGATCTGAGACAATCTCAGTGCAACCATTGAAACAGTTTGAACAACTCATTTATTTAAATTTTAAAAGTTTAACTCTACTAGCAATCATCTGCACTGTAAAAGGTGATGCATAATCCTCATTACAAAGTTTGTATGTAAGTATTCTTTTGTAGTTGAGAAGATCAAGCATTGTAATACCCTTAGCAGGAAGATTCAATGAAAATACAATATTATTATAATAGGTGTTTGCCATTTCAGTGAGCTTGCAGTCTATATCAGACAGAAGAGCTGAGATGGTAGTGCACTCAATACAATTCGTTAATCTGGGTGATAACATTTTTTAAACTATTTATTCCCTTTTGCAACTGTCCATGACAATATGCACAGAGACCATTAATTAATTGACATCCACATCCTACGCTAGTTCCACATTTTGAACACTTTGCCATATTAGTAAAAGTTGGTTATATAATTATTTCCAGAGCAGCCACAACCACCCCTTGTAAAGTTAGTTAACATTTTGCTTGCCTGGTTATATAATTTGTTTGCTGTATCAACAGCACAGTTATTTGCAGCAGCAACTGCTCCTTGGATGAAGAAGTATATACTGTTAAGCTCAACTTTAGATTGTGTCTTGATAGCAAGATCACATTCCATCATGTCAAGTTGCATAAAGGCTGCATCAAATCTTTCTTGTAAATGCTCCACTCTCATTATAGATTTCTCTACATAGTTATCGAATGATGGAGCAATTGAATATTTTAAATAATACACTCCATCAGGAAGAGGATTGTTTATACCAGGATCACTTAATCCTAGAGAAGCAGAATTAAATATGTTGAAATCGTTTGGAACGAATGGTAGATTAACTTTTGAAAAGCCAGGAACACTTATCTCAATAGAAGGAGAAGATGGTACACCAACGTATATAGAAGCATCTGCAATACCTAATGTCAACGTGTTGTATGTAGGAACTACTAAAAAATCAAGTTTTGTTGCCATATGATTTAAAATAATTATGCCAGAGGATTGAGTTGGAATCCTCTCACCTCTGGCATAGGTTTATGATATTATGATTGCTTCTTATTAAACAGTAGTTACAGCACCCAAAGCATTCACAAGGATTGCTGAAAGAGCTGTAGAAGCTGCACCTGTAGGACAAGCAATGATTACCATTGAATCTTCGTAAATATAATCACCCCACTGATAAGCAGATTTCTCATACTCATTGAATTTGATGTAGTACAAGTCATAAGTTGTTCCAGCACTAACCCAAGACTCAAAGTTTCCATTGTAACCAGCCATTCTGTAAAGATGCTTCAAATAACCAGCTTGGTAGCTATAGAAGTTTTTCTCTAATTGAATAACCTCATCAGAAGTACCACTAGCATAATTAGCAGTTTGAGTTACAGTTGCTGTAGCAACAATGTTACAAGCATCAGCAACGATGAAGTCAGCTGTAGTTGCAGGACCACTGTAAACAAATGTTCTGAAATACATTCTGTCATACTCAAAAGGGAATGCAGCAACGTCACAAGGTTGACCATATCTAGTTAAAGGCTTACCTTCAATTAATAATGTTCCTACAGTAGGTTGACTAAATTCAAGGAATGTGCTCAAGTAGACGTTATCAGGATTGCTACCTGTAGAACCAGTTGGATCAAGAAAACTAGGAGCAGTAGCTTCTAACTTCTCAATGAATGCATTAATCAATGCTTCTTCGTCAACAGTAGTACAAGGATCACCACCACAATCGCAGCAAGGAGCCTGAACAGTTACTGAACGAGTGAAACCATTGAAGTACAAAGTATCAATGTAAGAAGAGTGTAAACGTAACGTCATGGTTACAATATCACCACATTTTACATTCCAACCTGTAACTTCAGTTTCTTGAACTGTTGGTGTAGGGACACCAACTGTTTTGTACCATTCAGTTACATTAGAACCAGCTGGTCTAATTGTTTGTACGTTTCCTGTAAGAGCGATAGTTCCACCTGCTATCTTATCAGATCTTTTAGATCCTTGAAGATAAGTGTTGTCTCTGCCTTGTGCAACATAAAAATAAGGAGCTGTGCCTGGAGTTGTTGTAGCAACATAGGCGTTGGTAAATATACCAACTTGACCAGGGGTCAATGCTTGCGTAGAACCAGAACTAGGAAAGGTTGAACCTTGCGCTACTGGCACTACGAAGAGGGTAGTTAATGAAAAATCTGCCATTTTGTTTTATTTAAATTGTGAAAAAACTTATTCGTTTGTTTGAATCCTAAGCTGTGCACTTTGTACAGCTGAAGCATTTTCAGTGTACATTGCTAAGTTCTCAACTGTTAGATCTAGGAGTTCATCCTCTAGATAGGTTTCAAGTTCACAGTCTTGATCTATCGAAGGAGTTCCATCAAACCTTATATAACCCACCTTATCAATGTAAACAGGGTATCTCATGTAAGAAATATATATTTGAGATGGTGTAAATGTGCCATCTGTAAATATAGAGATTTCATCAGAGGATATAAAGTTGAATGTTTCCTGATATTCAAACGAAGGTTTGTAATTATCGTTTGTTAAGAGGAGAGTAAGATCACCATGTTTAGTTAGTTCCTTATTGATCCAGATCTTTCTATCTTTACATCTTCCTTTGTCAGCTAAAATATATGAGTCTATGTAGAACATATATTTTGGACTAAGTTGATGTAATCCTGTGGTCCATTGATTTAGTTGTGTATTTTTAATTGATAATGTAAGAGGTTGATTGTTGTATGTTACAACTAAGCTTTGGAGGTCTTCGTAACGTTTCTTGAATGAATCAAATCCAAGACCTGCAACAACACTTATACCATCAATTTTTTGTTTTATCAACTTGATCTGAGCCTCATTTAAAGCTAAGATTTTATCTTCTAGCTGGATCTGTTGGTGATCGTTAGTAGATAGTTTATTTAATCTTTGATCTATTTTGTATAATAAACTATCTACAGGTATCATATAGAAGCAAGTTTCTTTGTTTTCAATTTTTGTTCAAGGGTGATTAAATCGTCCTGATTATCATCATCAGCTAAATGTTTAATCAAATCATCCTCATCTGAAGCAACCTCAAACTCTCCTTCATAGATCTTACCATTTGGTTTTGCTCTATACACAGAGTGTGCTATTGCTTGTTTTACTAAGTCTTTAATATGTAGCAAGTTTTCCTTCATATCTGCAAATCTGTTAAATACCTCTACAGGATTTAAACCTTGAAATTTGCCATTCTTGAATTCAGTTTGTTTCAGAACATTATCTACTAGATTATACACTGTTTCTTCCTTACTGTCGTCAGTAACTGGAAGACCAAGTAATCTTGCAACCTTTTTCTTTTTCTCAGGAGTCATAGAATCAAACTTAATAATAGCCTTATTAATAAGTTGTTTTTTCTTGAACATCACTGCACTTTCTATTTCCTCATCAGCTACATAAAATTGTGTATCTGCAGCATATTCACCACGCTCCCAAGCTTGGTAAGAACTTGCAATTGTAGGATGCACACGCAACCATGAAAATGCTAATTCTTGAAAAGGTACACTAAGATCAAAAAAGTTATCTCCATCTATCAATTTAACAGGTTGTACATGCATTTGATCATCATTAGATGTAGATAGACCATAGTTCCAAAATTGAGAACGAGGTCCAAGATCAACATCTCCAAGAGCTTCTTCAAGTTTTGCTCTAAGGTTTGTCACACGCTCAATTTCTAATTCTTTCTCAAGAGGATCTTGGATCCTTCTGATATAAGAAGCTTTTGCATCAAGTCCTGTTCTGTATTGACCATCAAGTTCTTTATAAGGATACTTAAATACGCCTGTACCAGGAATTCTTGTCATACCTTTAGCAGCTAAGCCACCTTGCATTGTCTGCATTTGAGAGTTATTATACTCCTTTTTAATCGTAGAGATTTTTCCTATCTTGCCCATATGTAGTTGTTTATTTGGTTTAATTTGCAGAGTGCCACCATCGAAGGCAAAGCAGTTAAAACTTATTAACCCTTCACTCTGTATTTAAAGAAGAGCCTCAGAGTTTGAGGCCCTTCTATTTTTATTTTAAGATTACAATTGTGGAATCTCTTCAATCAAGACTGTACGAGACAAATCTTCAATGAATACATCACAACGATCTTTCATCCAGATTTCATATCCTGGGAACTTGTTCGCAGAACTCATACCTTGAGACTTAGCAAAACCTAAGTGGTGACGAGTACCATCGATATAGCCCCAAGTCATTGAAGGAGCTCCTTTCATTCTCACTTCTCTGATGTTGTTAACCATTGAACCATCGCTCATTGGAGAAACATCAAATACCATGAATACTGGAGTGCTCTTCTTGTTCTGACCAAATTCTAAGTTAGATTGTGGCAAATCAAGTTCTTTCAAGTGAATCAACTCAACACGACCTGTTTCACGTGTAACCATTGCATCGAATGCAAAGTTGTAAGTGATGTGTTGACCTTCTCCTTGCATGTAACGATTTCCAGAATCAGCCATGAAAGTCAAGCCACTGTTTAAAGCGTCAGCCTTCAAAGCTTGTTGGAATACGTCAAAACCTGCTTCGTTTGTATACATTTTAACCTTACGATCTTTAACATCCACACGTCTGTAGAACAAATCTCCAAACACGCTTCTGATCAAGTTAGCAGAGAACTCTCCACGATTATATTGAACTAAGTTACCATTGTTACGCATTCTGTGGTAAACACCTGCAGATGTACGCTTCAATTCTTGCTTAGAACCATTTGTCTTAACTGTACCTGGCTTAGACCAGATCATACGCTTAACCTTCAATTCCAACATGCTCTTACGCATCCAGAACTCGATGAATGGTTCCCATTTAACATCATTACGAGTTAAAGGTAATTGATTTCTACGCTGAGGAGCATATACTAAGATATCTAAAGGGTTACCTTTTGAATCTCTCATCATTTTATCATCAGCCCACTCAGTGATTTTGTGCTCATAACCATATGCAGAACCTAAAGATTCAAACATTGTGATTTGCTCACCCAAACGAGGAAGACCTAATAAGTCTTGATCGAATTCACCAATTGCAGCATCTAC